TTTGGATTCATAATTCCTTTAGTTTTAAAAATTCATCGAAGGTTACGGTTACCTTTGTTTTTGAAAAAACACGAACATAAAATTCGTTATCGCTTTCGAACTTTGTAAAATAACATTCAATATCACTTTTAACCAATGATCTTGGATTCTTCCAAATTGGCAATCCTTCTGCTAGTTCTTGAATTTCTTGAATTGTAAGATCTTTTACGTTTACCTGTGTGTTGTTAATTGTATTCATAATTTTGTTTAATTTTGAGTTTATAACGATAAAATCGTCTATTATTTTGAATTTTATGTTTTTTAAATGATGTTTTTTTATGATAAAATCTTTGTGCTCTTTAAAACTATTATACCCTTTAATCTGATTTTTTGTCTGTTTCATATTCTTTAAGGTACAAATCAATTAATACTTTTGTGCTTTTTAAATCCGCTTCAAACTGCCCTTTTTTGCGGCATCGCATAATTCGTTTGATTAGGTCGAACTCATAACTATTTAGCTTTTGTTCCTCGCAAAATTTGTAAAGCGAACCGTTAGTGTTGTCGTAGTGTGCCGGGGTGTTGGTTGTGATTTTGAAGTCTTTTTTGTTCGAATTAACATAACGAAAAAAACCATCTCCTATAAGCAATTGTCCGTTTTTATTTGAAAAGTATTTATTTCCTTCTTTAAAAAAAGCCCAACCTTGTTGATTAACACACTCATACCAATTTCCTTTTATAATTTCCATTTTTTTAAGTTTTTAAATTAACCCGCTAAATTAATAGCGGGTTTTTTGTTTTTAGAAAGGCATTTCATTATTTTCAACGGCTTCATCTACAATTTTAGGCGCTTCCTTTGAGCCTTCTAGTTCTATTCTCCAGCCGTTTAAACTGACATAATATTTCCCGTTGTACTCGTTTCCACGAATATTAACAGATACTTTTACCTCTTGACCAATTGAATAGCTATTAAGCAAATCACATTTGTCCTGCACAAAATCAATAGGTATTGACTGACTGTACTGCTCGTCCGTAGCAATAACTACTGTTCTTTTTTTGAAAGTTCCTGCACTTCCCACAATTTGCGTATCGCCTAAAACGATAATTTTTCCGATTACATCACTCATGATTTTAAAATTGTTTATTATTAATTAGATATTCTACAAATTCATTTCTTAAATTTACCGCTTCTGTAATTCTGCTTTTTATTAACTCAATTCTTACCTCATCCCTTTCAACTGTTATTTCGTGCCACATTTCAATTCCGTTATAAATAATATAATTGAAAAAGTAACATCTTACTGAATTACTACATAACATTTGCATCTGCATCTGGTCAATGTAGATTTTGTCAATCGCATTTATTCCGCTTCTAACAATGTGAAAAAACTTTTTAGGCTTTGGACATTTTATCTCTAAAATCGCATCTTTGCCAACGTTTCCATCGGGAGATGCTCCCGCATCTTTACCAAATGGATAAAAATAACTTTCTTGAACTTCAATAAAATCAAGTTCTTTTATTTCTTTAAATTTATTGAATGCTAAAGGCTCTAAGTCAATCCCGCGTTGCATATCAAAGGAAATAAAACTATCTTCTTCATCTAGTCCGAAAACTATTTCGTTTGCTTTCTCTTCTACGTATGCTTCGCCCGTTAACCCCAGTCCTTTAACCCCTAAAAGTTCGCTAATTCTCGAAGCGGTAAACCTACCTTTTCGAGAATTAAACCATTCTTTACTCCTTTGCTGATCCATGTGCTAAATATTTTGTATAAATTTCGTCCGTAATTGTGTAAGACTTTTCAATTTGTTCTTTTGTTGCGTTGACTTGTTTTGCTTTGTCAAAATTAGCTTCTGTAAAGGATAATTTTACTTTTACCTTTGGCTGTATTGGTTTAATCCTAATACCGCCTACAACCTCGCCTTTCATCTTTACATTAGCATCTAAATACAATTCAATAGGTAGTAATTTCCAATCTTCAACAAATGGACTGCCGCCGCAAAATGATTTTATTTGTTTCGCGTTCGTCGAATTCAAAACCAAAGGTTTTATGTTTTCAACAAAATACGCAATATTGAAGTCTCCTTTTTTTCCTGCAACCGAAACCCCGTATTGCTGTTTAACTTCTCGTATTGTAAAAGTCAATGGTCTTTTTTGTTCAATAAAATCTTCTAAATCTGCGCTTCCTAAATGGTCGGATTTTGCTACTGCTCGATAGTGGTGTTTAGCTTCCATAATTATTTGTTTTTATAATTTTCAAAAAAATTGTCTAAAATCTGTATTTCGTTTGGGCTTAATTCAGCGTATGGTTTGCCGTTCACAAGCCATCTACCATTTACTAATTCTATCTTCATAGTGCATTCATTTTAGCGGTTAATAAATCAATTTCTTTTTGAATTTCCGATTTTTCGTCTGCAAAAGTTTTAGATTTGAAAACAGCTTTTTGAGTTTCTGTACCTTCTATTCCAAAATCTGAATTACAAAGTGATCCTGCGAAAGTGAAAAAATACAACTTAACGCCTTCAAAATTTAAAACTACAGATGATCCACTATTATTTTCAACCGTGTAATTCCCTTCCGTTAAATCGTTAGATATTTTAGTTTTTACAAAATCTAAACATTTTTTAAAGTTAAAATTTACCCTCGGGATGTTGTCAATATGTTCTTCAACAATTAGCGCATCTTCCCTATCTAATTGTAAATAAACGTCATCGAAATTCTTTTCTCTCGGCGTTTCGTTTGCTGGGCTTAAAAAGTCTAAGTGATGTGTGTCCATAATTTTTATATTTATTTGTTTCAACAAAGATATAACTAATAACCCTTGTAGGTTATTTTTTAACATACTTTAACACTTTTATATTCAAGTTGTGTTTACCTTTGTAAAAAAAATAATTATGAATTTACTAAAATTATTGATAGAAACTTCTGGCCTCAATCAAGCGAAATTTGCCGAAAAAGTAGGTAGAAAACCTCAGCATATTAGCCGCCAAATTAAAAGCGGCGGCGGAATGCATACGAAAATGTTTTTTGAATATGCTGAAATACTTGGGATAGATGAATTACAGTTTAATTACAAAAACACAAAAGTAACTTTAAATTTTAAATAAAAACCAAATGCAAAGAGAAATTAAGTTTAGAGCGTTTGATGATGGAAAGATGTTATCAATGCCAATTAGTAGTAATTACGGGATTAGTCGTTTTTTCGGCTTTCTCAGAGAAGATGCTCTTGTTATGCAATTTACAGGACTTAAAGATAAAAACGGAGTTGAAATTTACGAGGGAGATATTTTTACTTGTGATAAAGTTAATTATTTTTTAAGGTTTTTGACTATTGGTGGAGCTTATACAGTACACAAAATAATAGATGAAAAGGATGAAAGGTTTTTGCATCATTGCCACGAAAAAATTGAAATTATTGGTAATATTTATCAGAATGCTAATCTACTCCAATAAGGTTTTGCCTAACTACAATATATACGCAAGTTTATCGTTTTTTAAAAAATTAAAAATAAAATTATGTCAAAAGTAGATCAAGAATTTCAAAAATTATGTAAAAAAATTGTCAATGAAGGCAAAGAGTATACAAACAAAAATAGAGGCGTGAAAAGGCTTCAGATACCTAGTTACACCTTCAGACACGATTTCAATGATGGTTTCCCCGCAATCACAAACAAAAAATTATATTGGAAGGGAATCGTTGGAGAGTTGATTTGGTTTCTTCGTGGAGATAACGATGTGAAGTATTTAAATGAAAATGGGATTAAAATCTGGAACAAAGATGCTTTTAATTGGCATAAAAAAAATGGTGGAGTTTTAACTTTTGAAGATTTTGAAAAAAAAGGAATCGGCTCTGTCGGACAAAATTACTCTGTACAATGGAGAAACTTCAACGGAAATACGGATCAAATTAAAGATTTAGTAAAAACTATGGCATTAGACATAATGTCAAGCAGACTTAAAGTAAATGCTTGGAATCCTTCTGAAACTGAACTAACAGCTTTGCCTCCGTGCCATTCAGAATTTCAGATTATTGGTGTTCCGTTAAAAGATGGAAATTTTGGTTTTGAATTACATTGGAATCAACGTTCTGTAGATACTTTTCTGGGATTACCGTTTAACATTGCGAGTTATGGTCTTTTGGCTAAAATTTTAGAAAAAGTCACTGGATACAAAGCTTTAGCAATTGAAGGTACTTTAAAGTGTGTTCATTTTTATGATAATCAATACGATGCCGTGAAAGAACTTTTAAAAAGAGATCCTAATACACATTCAAATTGTGAAGTTTTAATTCCTGAGTTAAACGATATTTTAGAAACTGACATTGATGTTATTTTT